ATTCATCACCCTCTCCTAAAATAGTTTCAAATGTTAATGCGAGTATAGCAAAAATAGCTATGCTTGCAAATGTAAATATTAATGTAAACATAATTTCTCCTTAATATATTAATTAGTATGTAAAGCAAGCTTTTCTATACTGTAAGTAATATCTCTGCCAGCCTTAAATGCTAATGGTTTAACTGCTTTTACTGTTTCTTCAGCACTTGCTAGTGTAGTGTAAACCGCATATGGTTCACTTTTATTTTGTTCATGCTCTATTACAAGAAATACAATTTTCATTTTGATCCCCTTTAGTTAAATAGCCCGACCCCGTAATATCAGGGTCGCTGGCATCTGGATTTAAAGCATCCGTTGACTTAAAGATTTGTATATCCGTTCTTAGGTATCTTTTGACCTTTGCTTCTGCATCACATAGTGATTAATTTGTGTTGCGGTTAGTTACTGATGGACTCATCAGCACTGTCATAAACAGTGGACTAGGTGTTGCCACCTAGTTTCGTCCTTACTTAACCCAGACGATTGTACCATCTGGGGCTACATAGTAGTGTGTATATTCCATGACGTTCTCCTTAGTTAGTTTATATGTTCACTCCCTACATATATATGTGCGGAAATGATTAACCTGTTGATTTTAAACCTGTTTATCAACATTGCCTGATTCATAACAAGATCTGTTGTAATCAGTAATGAACTTATCAACGTAAGCTTCAACATCAAACTTATCGCTGTTCATAAAATCTATTACATGTTGGTTATAATTATTCATAGTTATTCCCCTTTAGTCTATTTAACTGCTCTTTTAATTCCTTTAGTTTATTACTTGCATTTTGTAATTCTCCTTCCTCATTTAATATTCTTGAGTTTAGTTCTCTAATTCTCATCATGGTTATTTTATTCATATTTATTCCCCTTTAGTTAGTGTTAGTATCTCTACCCCTTACATATATATGTGCGTAATTGATTAACCCTTTGATTTTAAAGGAAAAAAAACCCCAATTAAGGGGTTGAGTTATTACATTACTGGGGGTTTTTAGAGTTCTTTCTCTATTTGTCTCACTACAGTGCATTCCTCGGTTATTACATGAGTATGCAATGTTGGTTCTACTGTATCAAGATAGTCTCCACCTACAAAAGCAGTCGCTAAAGCTATGATTGATACTAATGTTTGTTTCGTGGTTTCCAAGTGCAAGTTTCCTCCGTTACTGAATTTTCAATATAATCCTTAATCTCAAAGTTATATTCCTTTGTTGTTTTAGTGTGCGTATAGCAATCTTTATCATGAAAAGGTAGGGATAGGGGTTTGTAAGCTTCCCCTATCACTGTACCTGTTACAGCTCCACTAAGATATAATAGTGTAACTATTGTCATTACTTTTTATGGGGATGATTAGTCACCCAGTGTTTAAATTTGTACCAAACGTGTTCCAAGTACTCTTCCCATACCCACAATGCTACTACACCTGAGAGTAGCCACTGCCAAGCTGGTGCTGATACTGTCCATAATGCTTCCATAGATAAATTTCCTATAAAGTTAAAACTCCCTACCCCTTACCTTCCTTGAGGGAAAGGTAATCTTTTTTCTGCTAATAAAGATTGTATTTCTTCATCTGGTCCATTTTGTCCAGCAACACTTGTTCCAAGCAATCCTAAATCTGTAGGTAAATCTATTTGTGAAAATCCAGTATTAACATCAACTTTACGATTTTGAATATTAGCCATCATTTTATCAATGCTGTTTTTTAGCATAGCACTTCTAGCTCTTTTTGCTCCCTGACCTACAACTGTGCCAATACCTAAAGCAGTTGCTCCAGCACTTCCGCCATATAATCCACCCATACTTAGAGTGGCTAATGTTGTTGGGCTTAACATCCAACCACCAGAAAGAGGGTCAAACTTAGATGCTTGCTTTAAAAACTCTTCAAAGTTTCCTCCTTCAGCAAACTTTCGTAATACTTCTTTTTGTGGAGCTTTAAAGAACTTAAACTTCTTCTTGTTTTTAATGATTTTCTTAACTTCTTTTTTCATTGCATCTACTAGTTGAGCTTGACTGTAATTACCACTCTTGGTCATTTGTGCATTTTGCAAAGCTTCCTCTAACGTTTGGGTATTTTTAGCCTTACTATAATATTGTTGACCTTTTTTAAATGCTTCTAAGTTTAATTTAGTCCCTTTAGATCCATTGTGCATAACTGACTCTCCAGCATCAGAAATAAATGTATCTAAATCATCACGCAGTATAGATGCAACCCTTCTTGATTTTGGTTTACTAATTGTTTCTATATCGTCAATTAAGTCTCTAAACTCCATCATTTTATTAAAACTAATTGGCTTTCCTCTTGCCACCTCCAACTCCATCCTTTGTAGTTGCGTGTAGGCATTTTGACCATAAGACGATAAATCACTAATATTATTTTCCTTTAACGACTTTCTCATTTGGGCAATAGTGTTTTTTATAGCGCTAGGCTTAAAGTCAACTCTTGCTTCTTCTGCTTCATCAAAGTAAGTTCTTGCCCTAGTAAACAAACCATCAGCAGAATCTATTGATTTAATGTCGTCCTTCTTAACCTTTCTGGCTTTTGGTTTTCTTTTAACTCCAAAACGACCAGCTGGTCCTAACCCCGGAATAAAAGGAGGTATTTTGTATTCTTCCATAGTATCGCCTATAGCCTGTACATTTCTTTGCCCTTCTTCTGTTCTAGGTGAATATGTATAAGAGTCTATGTTTTCATTTAAAGTAGCTTCGTTAGGTCTCTTTGCAATTTCAGATTGCATCCATTTTTCTACTTTAGAATATCTAGGGTCGCCAACTAAGTCTTTATTGGTTTCTAACCATTCCTCAGCTTTTTTTAAATTTGGGCTATCTGAATGTGTAATGGTATCATAGGCAGTTTCAGCAACGCCTAGCGCTTGAGCGCCAACACCAGTAACTATAGATGTGCCAGTTTCTGCCACACCATACAGTTCTCTATATCCTTTTTGCACACTTTCTGGAAGAGATTTAAATATATCGCTGTTGTTAAGTATATCAATATCCATTTTTATTTTTCGCTTTTGGTTCGTTAATAATAGAAATAACTTCTTCTTCAGTAGCTACAGCTTGGTCAAGCTCTTCTTCAGTTAGATTTGGGTTTCTTTTTTGAATATTACTTCTTTTAACAATTTCATCAATATGTGATTGCATTTCGTCTTTATAAGCTTGACCATTTTCAGCGTTCCATCGTTTTTCAAACTCAAAAACACCCATGTCATAACCATTTTGTTTTACATAAGCATTCAAAGCAGTACCAAAAGACTGTCTCATTTCTTGTTTTTTATTTGCTAAGTAAGCAATAATTCTGTTGGTTGCTTGAGGGTTGTCCATATTTATTGTAGTTTTTAAGTAATTATCAAAGTCTTTATCTGTCATTGGACCAGTGCCGGGCTTTTTCTCACCAAGAGCAAGTTTAATCTGAACACTTTTAAGTGTTCTTAATATGTCAGCTTTAGTGTTGCTTGCCACAGGAATGCCAAGTCTGTCAGCTATTGCACTAACCTTTTCAATTAATGGAGATCCAAAACCTTGAGCAGAACCAGCTTGCTCTACAAGAGAAGAAGCTAAACTCATGTCTTGTTGATTTTGTATTCCTCTATTTATATCTTTGTTTGTATCTATAACATAGTTAATTAATTTATCTTGTATTGCACCTGAACCATCATCACCTAAGCTAATTTCAGTTTTTTTGCTATTATTTTGTGCAATTAACCATTCATTAAACCCTTCAGGAGATGGGTTGTTAGTAGTCATTGCGTAGTCTCTATAATTCGTAGTTGACTCATTCTTTGGATTGACAAATATTGGTTTTTTTGTAACTGGGTCAAATAAAGCGCCACCAGAAGCTACTGATATTGGGTCTTTGGTTGGATTAATTAAGTTTTTATATTTAAAGTAATCTTCACCATTTATCCTACCATTAGCCAAGCTAGTTTGTAAATATTTTTCTGAATCAAACACTGGTTTTTGACTAGATATGATAGGGTTAAAATTAGGAGCTACTTGACTTACAACACCATTAACATCTGTTTTGTTTAGTCTAGGATCTGCTTCTCTATTAAATTCAGTTATAGATGAATTAGGTTTAAATAATCCTTTACTAAACTTCTCTTTGTTTTCTCTTTCGTCTTTTTTAAGCTTATATTCTTCAAGTTTAATATTTTGATTAGCATCGGTTACTAATTTATCAAAAGGTTTTTGAGCTTGCTCCATACCTTGTTGAAATCCTTTAGCTATATAAGGAATGCTACTGCCATATCCTTGATTTTTTGGTTGAGCTAAATATCCAATACCAGCACCAAGTAAACCTCTAACTAACGACTGATTTGTTGCTTTATCTACATCTGTTTGCTGAAGTAATCCATTTTTTAATAAAGCATCGGTATTACTAGGACTTGCACCAAATATGTTAGCACCTGTTCCAAATATATCTTTTAAAAAATCCATTATAAAATTCCTTGTTGTTTAAGTTTCATAATTTGCTCAGGAGTTAGTGTGTTGTTTCCAGACAAAACTTGCTCGTCTTTAGCTGTCATTGGTGGTAGTGAAGACAATAAACCATTTGATTGAGATAAATCAACATTAGGTCTTGATATACCTTGTCCAGCTGGCGCTGGATCAATAGTTTCTTGTGGAGTAGGTTGTAATAAATTAGCACCTTGATTCATTGCCATCATAGTGTAATCTTTGTTTTCCATGCCTGTTTTATCGTTAAGATAATCAAAGCCTTGACCTACTGTGTCGCTTACATTGTCATAAGCATTTGTTGCCATCTCACTAGCATCTCTACCAAATTGAGTAAATGCGTTTGATGACTGTCCAAGTCCGTTAGTTAATGCTGGGTTCATTGTGTTATTAGCCACTGTAGATCCAACAGCTTCTGTTCCAGTAACTAATGCTGGGTTTACTGTTGAAGTTACACCAGATTTTAATGCTTCTTGTGTAAATGGATTGGATGTTAATTGACTTCCAATTCCGCCAGTAGCACCACCCATCATTGCCCCAGTTTTCCAATCATTGCCTGTTAACATTGCAGTACCAGCACCTAATCCAGCTCCTATTAAGACAGCTTCAGCCATTATTTGCCACCTCCAGATTGTGATGTTGTTGATGTGCTACCACCTGGCGCACCCCATACTGCGTTAGTGTAATTAGACAAATGTTGTTGGGCCGCATTTTGACCGTAGTCATGTCTGGAAATATCAGCATTTAGTGCTGTTTGGTCAAATCCAGCTTGTATGTTTCCTGCGTTCATTAAGGTTATTTGCACCTATGTTTTGATTTTGAGCAATTTGTCCTGCATTTTGCATAGCTTGATTTTGATTAGCTCTTTCAGCAGCATAATTTTGATAGGCGTATTGTCCAGCAGTATCAGCTAATGATTGAGCTAAGTTGCTAGAATTATTAGAAGCCATTTTTGCATGAGCATCCGAGCCATAACGTCCTGACATACTAGCTTGGCTATTTGTTCCTTGCATTGCATTGTTATATAAGTCAGTTGCTTTCCTACCAGCGGTATTCATTACAGCATCAAAGTTAGGATTGTTCTGTAAGAAATCACCTTGAATCATTTGGTTGTTTAAGTTAGTTGCATTTTGCAACATAGTATTATTTACACCAGCATTAGCGGCCATTTGAGACATTGCAGTAGCTTGGTTAGCGTTGGGGTTTAAATATGTTTGACCACCATAATATTCTGGAGCACCTTCATTATACAATGCTTGTTGTTTAGATAGTGCATCTTTTACATAAGGAACTACGTTAGGGTCTAACTCATTTGTTGTCTGTGAGTTACCACCTCCGCCACCACCTTTATACTGAACCAGGCCAGTGTCAGGATTTATACTTCCCTCACCACCTACAGTCTTGAGTAGTTTATCTTCAAATTTATTTATGTGAGCTAAGTAAACATCACCATCATGTCCATGCTTAGATACATCGTTAAGCAGTTTTTTAAGTAACCACACTTTTAATTTAAGTATCATTTTGTTCCTTGTTAAGTTTAAGTTCTACTGTTATATATTTACTTTCAAAGCCATACATTTTAGCCCATAATTTAGCTACTGATTCTGTTACTGCACTACCTGTTACTCTGTCACATCCTTGATTTCCTGTCCATTCTAAAAACTGATTCCATCCATCATTTGTATTCTTGCCACCTATATATGTAATATACATCTGTCTAAACCTGGGGAAGTTATACTGTATTGTTGTTAATGCACAATGACATTTATCATCCCTCATTACCATCAATAGCTGTTGCTCACCTCTACTGCATACATATCTTAAATCGTTAAGGTCAAACTCTCCGTTACCTTTCTCTATTGCTAACTTCAAATGTGGTTCTGCCATATGCCAATACTTATGCACTAATTGTGGCGGTACTACATATAATTCTGATTTCATCCTTACCCCTATAAAGTTTTTATCCAAATATAACATAGTCAAATGTAACGCCTGTGGCATCAGCACTATGTCCTAAGACCGCTTCTTGTTTACCTTTGCTTTTAACAAAAGGTAAGTTAAATTCATTAGTTCCTCGTGCAGTAAATAATATAACTGATTCGTAACCAATTCTCTCATCATACAACGTTGTTTCTGTTCCAGAAGATAGTGTAATACTACCAACAGAGTTTACACCACCATCTAATACTCTATTAACTACCTCTGCTATTTCTCTTGGTGTTGCATTGTTGTTAAGTTTTCTATACATTACCTTGTCCCGTTAGCTGTAACAGTCATATCAAATGCTACTGCTGTTGTCCACCCGCTACCTACAGGCTCTACTCTTACTCTATGATACCTACCGCCCGACCTTACATTGTTTCTATCTTCATAAGGTTCTGATACTGCACCAAAATTAATTGTATCGTCTAATGCTTGTCTTGATGCTATAGATATATTAGCCTGTCCGTTATCTACAATAGGTCTTACCATTGTAATAACAGAGTTGTTGTTACCTTCTAAGTCAAATGTTTCTAATCTAGGGTTTATACATTGACCTGTAAAAGATATAATCTTTTTATCTTTAGCACCAGCAAATATATACTTACCACCCATAAACATTCTGTCATCTAATGATGCTGGAACATCTGTATCAAGTTTAGGATATAACACACCTAGTCTTTCTAAGTCAGTTCCCATTGTAGCAACATTGCCTACACTGTTTGCTAATGTCTCTGTTCTTGACCATCTACCTGATTCTATGTGATAGATTAAGTTTTGTCTCTTACCAAAGTTATCTTCAAAATTCCAAATTACTAATTTATAAGTTGGATGTACTGTAGTAGACATTGTAACTAATTCTTTTAGATTTGCATTAGCTAAGAACCACTCATCTACTTTATTAGTGCCTATAGCTGTTACTGCATTACCATCAGTCTGATAAAAACCATCGTTAGATAAGTAATAACTTATGCCATTGTCTTCAATACAACTCTTACCCTCAAAACAACCAACAGTAGATATTTTGTCAAATTGGAAGAATAAAGGTGAGCCAACATAACTCATTCTATATACAGCATTTTCTAAAAAGATAATACCTATTTCACCACCTGTGATGTTCTGTATAGCACCACCATCAGCAATATACTGACTGTCTGCTTGTGACTGTGGACTAGGTGTCCAATTCTCTTCGTTGTTTAAATCTGACCATTTTACAAGGTTAGGATCATCACCAGCATCTATGTTACCAGCTACCACAAAGTCTCTAACGATAGTCATACATTTAGCAGTAGGTGCTTGTGTTAAATCTTTAAACTTAACAGATTCGCCTATTGTCCACTCTTGTATTATATTGTTATTCTTTACAGCCAACACTCGCTTACCGAATTGCTCGAAGTGCCATGCTTCTGGAGAAATGGTATAAGGTGTTGATGTTCTACTTACATCTGATATTTCTACATCACCAGAGTATGTTAAAGCTCTTGCTGTTACTGGAGAGCTTTCACTATATACGTTGTATAGCTTTTGGTCGCTACCAGCAAATACTTGTACCAATGCGTTCTCTTTACCAGCATAAACAGATGTTAATGTTTGGTCTGCTTCTGGAGATAATATCTACTGGTGTAGGAAAAGGACTATAACCAACATTGTTAGGATATACATTTAAAGCATCAGCTAATCCTGTGCTTTCTGTGCCTGTTGTTGATGGCATATCAGGTGTCCATTCACCTAGTGCTACTCTTTTTACTGTCATTAACCTACGCTCCCATCAATTTTCCTGAAACTGCTATCTCTATACCAGACTTACTATAGCGGTCTTCCTTTACCTCCAGCACCGCCATTTGATTACCATTACTCCAGCTGTACCATCTTCCTATTACTCCACCATTACCACCTTGACCACCTAAAAACCATCTGGACCACCTATAACAATCAAAGACCTTGTTGAGCTGGTTGTCCAACTTCACCTTGTGTTTTTGAAGAGCCAGTAATACCAGCTCCTTGACCACCATATGCCTCCATTAAGCTCCACCACCATATGTTTGCATGAAGCACTACGACCACCACCGCCACCACCGCCACCACCAGCAATAGTTCCTGTGTTTACAAAAGTGCAGTCATAGTTATTATTACTTCCTTTAACTAATCCATACCCACCATTACCGCCCGGACCACCTTGACCATAACGACCTCCTGATACTATACTTCCTCGGTCTCCACCTCCACCAGATATATACCCATTGTTATTTATAATCACAGTTGATCCAGCTGGGAAGTTTCCTACTGTAAATGCAGTTGTCCTATAGCCATCAGTGTTACCTGAAGAGTATATTTCAACACCAGAAGATATATTAAATATTAATGATAAAGGTTGTGTTGGGCTTCCTACATGCGCATATAAATTAAAGTTGTTTTTGTTTGATGTAAGGGTTACAGACTTAATCATCTCTTTCCAAGAACCACTTTTATTTACATATACATTACTGCATACACGCCAAGTGCCTAGTTGGTTTATCCAAATAGATTTAGGAAGCTTCCAAGTGCCTTCATCGTTTACATAAATACCAGCCATTTAAACTTTGTACCACACATCACCATCAACTCCGCCAGTAGGGGATAACGAAGATACTGTTTTCTTACCAATAGCATTAGTACCAATCTTAGCCATTTCAATCTCATCAAACTGACCAGTCTTTGTTGTGCCATTAATGATACCACCTGTGATAGCAACAGCATTAGCATCTTGTGATGATATAGTGCCTAGTGTTCCTACTTCTCTATCAACATAAGCAGTTGTTGCAATCTTTGTTGAGTTAGTGCCAGCTGGCATAGTTTTAGCTGTTGAGCTAACGGGAAAGTTAGCATTTCCACCAGCCTGTAACGTGCCATTTAAAGTAAGTGAATCACCACTAGCTCCATTTTGGAACTCTTTAACTTGGCTCATTACCTCTCTAATTGCATTGTTTATATTTGAAGGAGGACAATTTTCAGCGATATTAATTCCACCCACGTCTGTGTTGTTAGCTGGATTTACATCCCATTGACTGATTTTTTCTTTTGACATTGTTATACCTTATTTGTTTTGAAGTTTATATGCTACTAAATTGCAAGGGTCATACTTCCATTGTGTCATTGTGTTGTGAAATTTAGGGTTAGCTTCTCTACATTCGTTATATGACTTATAAGCTTTAACGCCAGCCCAATCATTTTCAAATCCTAATCCTACTGCTCCTAATAAAGCTACTATTGCTACTATATGCATAATTATTTCCTCTAGTTATTTAATTTGATTCCAATCTTGAGACTTATCCATATCCCATTCAGGGGTATCAGGGTTTTGTCTCACCCAACCACTTCCAGCAATAGTGCCGTCTGTATTTAATATTGCTTCGCCTATGATGTTAGCACCATCAAGCCATTTAGCATTAGCGTTAGCTTGTAATATAGCTTCACCAATAAAGCTTACTTGGTTTCTAACGATTGCTCCGCTACCTGTGGATGCAAAAGGTGAACCAGCAAATGTCGTAAATCCTAGCATTATTTCAATGCCTTAAATTTAAGCTCTAATGAATCTAATCTTTGTGTTAGTTTATTAATAATATCCTCTTTAGCATTTACCAAACCATCTACTTCTTCTTTTGAATATGATGTTACAGTAGACACCATTAATTGTCCGTCAGATTGAATAGCCAAATTAGGTGTAAGTCCTGTTGGTGTATTAAGAACATCAGGGATCATTACTCTGCCATCACCTAAAACGCCTACACCTCTGTCTGGAGAGGATGTTCCTCGTAGCCATATATCACCAAAATTTGAACCATTGTAGTTCATTAAATTAACTGAATTAGGTTGTGCAGTGTTTATATATAAACCATTACTATTGTTAGTAAAGTAAACATCTGAACCTGTTTGTGACCATATGTTACTTGATCCAGTAGACTTTACAATAGAACCTCCAGCTGTCATGTGAACATTAGGAGCATTTGTCGTTGTTTCTCCTGTTGTAGACACAAACTTTTCAGCAGTAACAACTTTTGTAATATCTACATTTCCAGTTGGTATGACAACTTTTCCATCAGTAGCAATAGACATTGAGTTTTGACCAGATGTTTCATTTCTAATTACAAAAGCATTTGCTTGGTCAGGTCTGATTTGCATAGCATACTTTTGGTCGCCATTGTCTGCCATATAAGTTGCGTATCGTCCACTGTTTGCTTTAGCAGTTATATTTGTGTCAGCTGAACTTGAATAAGTGAACCCACTATCAGCTATTGTTACATCAGGTAAACTACCAGAACCTACATTAAACTCTAATAAGTTTGTGTCAGTAGTAATTCTAGCTTTAGCACCTAGTTCAGCTACGTTAGCATCTATTGTTAGTTTCTTGCCATCTGTTTCTAATACTGCATCACCATCTACATCTGTCCATATGCTATCACCACCTGAACCACCACCACCTTCAACCATCTTCATTATGTAATATAAAGAATAGTATGGAGGTAAGTTTTTATTAGTGCCACTTACACCTGTATCACTTGCATTACCTGATACACTGTGGGTGTGCGCTCCATCTGAATTTGTATTCATTGAATAACTTGTATCATTTGATTTTATCAATTGGTTAGTCTGTGTTGAACCAGCAGTATTTCCAATTGTTCCTGCAATACTATGAGTATGAGCGCCATTACTATCAGCAGTGCCTGATAATGAGTGACCATGACTAACTACTACTGCATCAGCACTACCACCACTTGAATCTAAATTATAGTTACTACCAGCTCCTACTACAAACTTATCTCTTAAATCAGGTGTATTATTTGTTCCATCACATATTTGCCAACCTTCAGGAACAACTGGGTCTGACCACATAATAATAGAGCCTTTAGATAAACTACTACCACCACCTGTTACCTCTGTCCAAGTAGCATCTTGTCTGCCATACTGTTTACCATCAATTGGAGCTTCAGGTATTCCACCACCTGTTCCACCTTCACTTGCTGGAAAAGCCTGTAAAGCCAATGTATCACCCTTCTAATACTGTTCCTTCACCTACTTGAAATTCTACAATAACATTAACATAATCACCTACATCATTAACAGATGATACTTTATAACGACCATAATTAGGACTTTCTACTTGATTTAATACAAGAATATCATCGGGTTTAACAGCTGTGAATTGTCTTACATTACCTTGCTCGTCTGTTTTAGATATAAATACTTGATTAGCATCGGCATATGAATAAGTAAATGCTGATAAGTCTTGCAAGTATATATTACCTGTTTCAGGGTCTCTGTTAGGATTTGATGGATAATCTGTTGTGTATGATGAACTAAAGAATATACCATCTTGTAGTGTTGCTATGTCTTGTTCGTTAGCAGATACTCTGCCTGATAATGTTCCAATAGCTGAAGTGTTATTAGAAATATTTGTGTCTTGTGCATCTTGAGAATTATCTACTTCAGTCTTTGTATATGTAGTAGTTTTATCTGCTTTCTCAAACAGTTTTGAATCTACTTCAACGCTAGTATAAGTTTCAGCTTTAGTATAGCTATCACCTACATTAGCTTTGTTATCTAATAATGTATCTGTTTGTGTTTTAGTGTATGTATCACTTGTGTTAGCTTTCTTTGCAATCTCTACATCTTGAGCATCTTGTGAGGCATCTATTTCAGCTTAGGTGTAAGTATCTACAGGTGATGGTAAGTTTGCAATAGCATTAGTATTAGCAGTAATATTTACATCTTGAGCATTTTGTTGTGCATCTATTTCAGCTTTAGTATATCCATCAGTGCCACTTTCTACTTCTGTCCATTCACCATCTTGTCTACCATATTGCAAACCATCAACAGGTGCATCAGGTATGCCAGCACTATCACTAATAGATACCCATGTCTTGTTGTTACGAGCATATGTCTCACCATCTGTTGGTGCTTCAGGTGCTAGGTTATTTGTTTCAGCATTAATGTTAGTGATACCACTTCCTTTACCTACAAAAGCATTAGCTGTCACATTAGCTGATGGAAAATGTATATTGCCATCTAAATTTAAGAAGACAGCTTTTTCTGCTGGATAAGTACAGAATACACTTGCTTTACCATCTAACGAAAGTCAAGCTTCCTGTGTTAGAAGATAATAGATTTCTTACAATCTCTGTTCCTGTCTTAACACCATAACCAACTTCCCAATTTACATCCTCTGTAATACAGTAGTAAACAGTGTTTCCATCTGTAATTGATTCCCAACCCTGATAGCCTTCTTTAGGCGATCCTATCTCAATATCAGCTTTACCTATTGTAGAGCAGTTTGTGTATATTCTATCTTTTAATTGAATTGCCATTTTTTATCCTATGTAAGGGTTAATTTAAGTTGGTCTACATTTATAATGAATTGGTCACCAGATAATATCTCTTTAGGATTATCTAGTTCTGAAAAGTACATCATGAATCCAGCACTTGCTGAGTCCATAATACCTACATAACCAACATTACCCCAATTACTTGTTGCTGTTGCCCATTCTATTTTATTAGCATTACTAGACTCTCCAGTAATGTTATTAATATCAAATGTAACTTCTTTTCTTGTGTAAGATGCTTGGTTTACTTCGCTAGTAGTAAATCCAGACTTTGTTGGGTCTTCAGTAAATAAGGCTAAATAAACCTTACTTGGAGCTGGATAAGAAAAGCCAGCTACTGTTCCTTTGACTAATTTGTTTGCTAAATAATTGGTAAAATCCATTTGTGTGTCCTATGTGGTTATTTGTATTGATAGTGGTTGTGCTGGGAATGTACTTGACTCATCTGATTTGGTAATACTTGCTAGTCCTTTTTGATACATACCATCCCATGTTGCTAGTCTAGGGTCATCCATTAAGAATGGAGCTGACTCTGCTAATGAAGCATACAATACTAAATCAGGGCATACATCTAAGTATTCGTTAGTAGGATTAGTATCTGACATTGGTGCTGGTATTTTGTAGTAAGTCATGTTTACTGTGGTAGCACCAGTTGGTTGTGGAGCTAGTACAAAGTTATCAGCCACTAATGTGTAGTTTACTGGTACACCCTGTGCATTTGAACCACCATTTCTTCTGTAGAATTGTGATACTGTTTGAAATGTCAAAGGTATAATTGGGTTAGCATCTAAGTGTATGTCTTGCATTTCCAAGAAATCTGCTGGAGTTGGAACAACAAAACCACTATCCATACTGTATGTAGATTGTTGTAAAGTTTGTCTAAGCCTTAAATCTCTGTTAAGTCTTTTCTCTGCTAACGATATAAACATCGGGATCTGAGTAGTTAAGTCTTGTCGAGCTAAGTAATCAGAGATGTTTTGTTTTAAGTTAGTGTAGCTTGTAAATGCTGGCATATCTTATAGGTGTCCTTTTTTAGTCCTGAAAAACAAATTCTCAGGGTCATTTAACCAAGCAAAGAATCGCTTTTGGTCAAGTATCTGAAATCCTTTCATTACCCCTTTTTTGTTTAGTATATCTACTGCTGTAAATGGTATGCTAGCTACTTTATTTCCAAATAATTCATCTGACCATTTGGTGCTAGTTTCATTGTATTCTTTTTTGTTTTGTTCTATGAGCTCAGTCACATCTTGACCTACTCTAAACTTTCTATTGCCTTCTTCATCCATTCCAACTTCTGTTGTCATGTTTTGATGGTCTGTAAATTTCTTCATATTATCCCTTAGTGGTAATGCCCCCGAAGGGGCAATACTTATTTACGCAATACCTGATACTTTAGCGTGAGCTTTTTCGTTTTTACAAACGAGTGTGTACTCAACGTTCATTAGGTGCTTCTCTGAATCACCAGTCTTAGCTAGTTTAGTTTTCTTAAACGGACGTAGATAAGCTACGTTAGCCATTGATGGGTCAACAAATAATGCACAAGCATCGTCCAAGAATCTATCAGGAACTACATTTAGTGTACCAAAGTCTGACAGATATACGTCAGCAGTACCAATAATTGTAGTTGGTGAAGATTTAGGAGCTTGATAACGCTGTTCTGCAATACCAGTAAAGCTAGATACTTGCACCTTGTTTTTAGGTGAAACTAATAGCATTGATGGTTCGCCACCTTGGTCATAAGCTGATAACATTGCACCCTTTAAGTCTTCTTCGTCAAAAGTTGTAACGCCACCTGTACCTGTTGCTGTTATATCGTTAGTAGTAACCCAAGCTTGCATACCTTGAAGTTTACGAGGAGCTACTGCTGAACCAGCATCTTGTGCTTGGTCAGACAATAGGATAGTTTCCATGTCTCGTTTTAGTTCTGATGATGCTTTAGCTAGTTGGTAAGCTGTTTCTGTAGAACGACCAGCTTTATCTACTACGTCATCTGTTGTTGATACTTGCACTACTTTGTCAGAAATTTGAGTTCTGTTACCTACTTTTTCTGTTGTTGCTAGTGCTGGTGCTACTGCATCAGCCCCTTCTAATTGTGCATTAGTTGCATCTACATCAGCCAGATTATCTGTTTGCCATTCGTGATATGTCGCTTTAGCTTTAGTTCTGCCAATAGTTGACATGAATGGAGTTGTTGTTGGTGAAATGTCGTAAATCGCATCTTGTAAATCTTCACGTTTACCCTCTGTATCGTACGTTAGCATAGTTGCCATGATTAATGTTTCCTTTTAAATAAAGTTTGTAAATACCGAAGTGGCATCATCTAAACTTCCTGATGACTTCAGTCGTTTTTTCTGCTTGGTATATACATCAACGTTAGCAACTTTATTCCCTTTTTTAGCCATCTTTGGTGCTTTGGCTAGCTTCTTGGTTACGCTTGGATTTGCTTTCTGCAACTTATCATACTCCATTGCCTTTTGCATTACCATAACGTGCCTGTGGTCATATACTTGTGCTAATTCGTTATCTGTAAAACCGATACTCTTTCCAAAATTCCGAATCTCACCTTTGAGTTGTTCAGCTTTCTTTGGGTCAGAAAATTCCTTTACTTTTTCAGTCAACATTTGTGATTCATGGGCAACTAACTTAGCTTGATGCTGTGCAACTTGTTGTTTCTGTGCATGTGCTAATTTATTCTGCTCCTGTTGCAATAACTGCAACTTCTTATTGTTTTCTGTTTTCTCTGCTACCTTAATAGCATATTGTATTGGGTCGTTTTCTTTTAGTTCTGCTAAATCTACACCATCATCACCTTCTTGCTGTAATATTTGCTGTACTTGATTTAGCCTTTGAGCATATTGCTCCCTCATCTGCATAGCTTCGTTAACTGCATGAGCTTCAGCTTCTACAGCTTTACGCTGATCTGCTAATGCTTGACTTTTCTTGGTATAGTCTTCGCCTTTCTGGAATCCAGATACTAACTCATCAAGAGTTACATCCTTTTCCTCACCATTAGCTTTTACTCTAAAGGTCTTGCGCTCTTCTACCTCTACTTCGTCATCTTCTTCAGATTCATCTTCTTCTTCAGTAGCTTCTGGTTCATCTTCTTCAGATTCCTCTTCTACTTCTTCTTCCAATGCTTCTTCATCAGTTTCCTCAACTGCTTCCGTTGCCACTTCTTCATTTTCTACCTCTGGTTTATCATTTGATTCCTCGGCATCTAACATTTCAGTGAAAACATCCGTTGCATCTTTTGGAGTTTCAACTGAGTTAGACTCTTGGTTGATTTGCTCTGTCATAATTCTTCCTTATAATTGCTATTTAACGATAGCTCGTTTTAGGGGTTTCCCTAATTGTTCTAAATATGCTCTAAGATGTGTTTTTAGCACTTTTTGCTTTTTAGCACTCTTGAGAGCCTTGTGTTTGTTGGGTTACAGTTGATTACTTTTTAAGCAATCCACCATGCGATTTAAATTTGTAATTGATAGTAAGACATAGGTTTGATATAAAGTGCCTATATTTTCCATCTTTTCTTATCTATTTTTTCATCTGATGCAATAGATTCTAAATGTGAGAGTATTTCATTGATAGTTGTTATTCTCATATAAGCTATCTCTCTTACTTCTTTTTCATCTGCTTCGCTATTACAAATCATTTGAATGTGCATTTGTTTTAGCTCTTCCATTGCTTCTATAAAGCTATCATCGTTAAGAATATTAGCTATTGCGCTTGATTTAATCATATTGATCCTTAATTTACTTCAAGAACTAAATTTATTGTTGAATCTCCAGCTTTTTGATTTCTCCATTCTAAAGGAGAAGATAGTGGCTCTCCCTCAAAGAAACCTTTTTTACTGTCTATAAAACCTCTTTTCTTAAATGCGTTTACTGCACCTTCGCTTGTAACATCTTCCATAACAATATGCTTTATGTTATTGTCTTTTGCTAATTGTTTAGCTTGCTCAATAATATCATCTGTTGCTGTGGTGTTATGGCTACCAATACTAGGTATATAGATAGCTGGGTCTGTACGAACTACCTTTTCTTTTCTTCTAGGAAATCTAGTTCTTTTACCTTCTTTGTATATTTGAGTTTCAGCAGAAGCTAATGGTATTCCTTTATCGTTAGTAGAAACTAGGTATTTACCTAACCCTCCATCATTCTTTGCCATATCGTGCATATGTGTTGACATAAAATACTGTGCATCAGGGTTATATGGAATACCCTCTTTTTCAAACAATTTCCTTACTGCGTATTCTTGTTTTGCCATTTGTGAGCGTGGCATTTTATTTTCAAAACCAACTACAGCATCATTTAATACTTGGTAATAATCATCTGAAATTTCATTAGCTGTTGCTTTAGCATCTAATAAACTATCTGTGTTTTTAGTTACAGTTGTAGGGGACGATATGCTAGGTGCTTCTAATTCATCAAATAAGTCTTTTTTTTTGGTGATTCTACCTCTCCCATAGTCAGGAAAGTCTTGTAACCACGGCATTAACTCTTCTTCTTCTTTAGAGTTTAACCTACTTCTCTTAACTCTCTTGTTAACTTTAGGTGTTGACTTCTTCTTAGGGTCTAGCTTTCTATTCTTTAACTCATCCAGTATGTCTGTAATAGAGTCTGTGTATTCTTTGCCTAATCCGTTACCAGATCCATCAAATGTCATGCCATCTTCTATTTCATCAAGATTCTTAGGTGTTGTTCCACCTTCTAATTCTTTAAATAACTGCTCTTCAGTGTCATATTTCTGTAGGTTAACTATCTTGTTGTCAACACCTTCTGTAATCTCACGTCCAATTCTATTTAATGATTGCTTTGGTGTCTTACTTAATGGAGAGTTGCTTGTTTGATACACACCACGATAACTATTATCTACAATATCTTTCATTGCAAACTGAATAGACTCTATTAGCTTCTTATTCTCTATTGTTGTAGGCTTTGCTTGTATGTCTGTTAACTTTCTTGTAAGAGCGTTAAGAACATCATCAGGAGACTTCTGTTTATTGTAATATAGATTCTTAATTGCTTTGGCATCTGCAATAGCATCTGCATCTGTAAAGCCTGTGCCTATATCTTTCATCACAACATCAGCCAATGGCACTTCATCAGCACCTGATACTGATTGTGTAAAGTGTGTATCGCTTTTGTTAGCGTTGGCTACCGCTCTATCAGTGTTATCTGTTAGGCTTAAATTCTCTCTACTTAACCCGTTGATGTCATTCTTAGTTAACACAGAGTTATTGTTACCTGTGTGATACTTTCTTAGTATAGCTATCATGCTTTCTTTGTCTGGCGCTTCCATCATCTCATCTTTAACTCGTTGAGGAAGTTTAAATAGTCTTTCTCTTGTTGCTGTGCCTATGCTAGATGAATCTTCTATCATGCTAGCTAATGGTGAATCGCCTTGTGTAAGTAATCCAGCAGTATCTTCTGGCATATTCTTAATTGCAACAGAGTTTAATCCTTCTGCTGGTTGGTTAACAAAGTTATTGCCGGCATCTAACACTACATCTTGCTCTGTTACTGGTGCTATTGGTGTTGTTTGTCCATTAGGAGATAATTTAACAGCATCTGGGTCTAATGACATAGGAAGCTCTGAGCCATCATATGTTCTTCCCATATCTGGATTTACTTTTCTATTTGCATTTAACTTACCTGAGCCAGTGTCTCCAGTTTCTTCTAAAAATTGCCATGCACTCTTATCAAAGTCACCAGTGTATTCATCTAGTATGCTTGGTCTGTTATGAAAGATACCATCTTCAGTAATCTTTAAACCCTCGTTAGCAACTGAATCACCTTTGTATGTATAGTTATCTGCTGAACGTAAAGGTATTGGACTTCCACCAATAGCAACGCTATCACCATGTTGTAATGGTACTTGTGGTTTTAATAGTAACTCATCTAAACCACCTTTAGATGGCTTGCTTGTAAAAGAGCTTATCCAATCTGCTAACTCCTCTGCTAATACTCTTCTATTCATTACCTTCCTTCTAGTTTTTTAATAAAGTCTTCATCTGAATACTTAGGAGATGCTGTTGCTGGTATTAGATTACCAGAGCCATCAAATGTCTTTTCACCATCAAATTCACCAGCAAATAATCTTTCTTCGAAGTTTGGTATTTCGCCATTGCCCATTTCCTTAGCATCTAACAACAAACCTAAACCAAATCCTTTTATGTATGGAGAAACTGCACCAATACCTTTTAATCCAACAGTGCCAATTACCTCAGCCATTACTGCTGGGTCTGTTGCTAGCATACCAGCTAAACCAGCTGTGCCACCCATTGTTCCAGCACCTGTATCACCATAAGCTTGTGCTTGTTTTTGATTAACACCACCAATAGTATTCATTAGAGAATCCCATGTGCTTGGATCTTGTCCTTTGTATTCTAGGTCTAACTCATCAGCCATTAGGTTGCCAGACATTACTGCTCCAGCGCCTACCCCAGCATACTTAGGATTAAAGTGTGCGAATGGACTTCTAATATTACCATTAGGATTAAACAAACCTAAGTTATCAATAGTAGAATCAAATCCAGCTTTTTGGCTTTCATTAACCCTAATAGAGTCAAAATCTTTTCTTGCTATCTCAGGTATGGCATCTTCTATATCCTCGTAATTCCCACCTTCAATTCTTTCTATTGGGGCATCACCTACTCTAGGAGATATCTCATCTATATGATTTGGATTAGTGTAATCAAATGTATCATTTACTCTTACTTTTAAAGGCATAATGTTGGGTTGAGAATATTGACGACCATGACCTCTATATAACATATCTTCTGTTAATTCAGCGCCATCTAATGCGTAACCACCAGCGTTATCCATAAATGCAAAGTCAGTTGCTATATCAGGACTAGGTGATACATATGTAGTAACATCATTAAACTCATTAAAGTCTTCTGATGTTCCATGATAGTAAGTCTCATCACTGAATCCCATAGCTTTAGCTCTGTCTTTAGCAGTATTGTTCTTAGGTAAACCTAAACGTTTAACTGCTTCTGTCTGTGCTTCCTTATCTTTACGAAACCAATCAGCAAACATATCACCTACTTGATCTGCTATCTGTCTCCTACTCATTTAGTAAACCCATTCCAAACTTACCTCTTGTTTGTTTATTGTTGACAGGCATACCATCAATTAATCCTCTTCTTTTTTCGTTAAACAATAAATCACTAAAATGTTCTTGTAATAAACCGCCAATTTGCTTGTTGTATTCATCTGATTTTAAACTACTGCCATCTTGTCCTTTAGGTAGTCTATGTACTTTTAACCCAGACTGCTCTAATATCTCTATTGCTCTATCTGATGTGTTATGGTCAACAATAGCACCTTTAAATTCATCTAAACCAACAGCTCTTTGTGGCTTTACCTCAAAATATTCTGTAGGCATATCACTTAACTCACCAGCAAACTCTTTAATTCTCTTATTAAGTCCAGTAACGTCAGCATCAGCAATAAACTCTGCATAATCAGAAGCATCTTTACCTTGTGCAACATCAACTAGATAACTTTCAAACCTTTCTTGTGCGTGAAGGTTGTAAGGATACTCATTGTTTCCTTGCTTTTGCATGTTAGCAAAGTCTTCACCTAGTTTTTGTAACTTATTTCCCATGTTATCTTTAGCTACTTTAAAATCATCAGGACTTACAATCCTATTTCTTGAGCTTTTAATTTCATTTAAGTTTTTAAACTTAGAAGTTAGTCTTGCCCTTAAAGAACCTAAACCACTAGACCCAGCACTTTCTTCACCAGCACCTTTATTTGCTTTCATGTTTCTTACAAGGTTTTCTAATGTGTCATCTTTGTACTTTCTATTTCCTGATGGTGTGTATCCATTAAAAAACTTCTTTGACATATCAGCACCATTAGCAGTTAATTCTTTTTCTATGCTATCGTAAAACCCTTCTTTAGCTTTACTATCTAAACCATCATAAGCTTCATCTACTTGTTTGTTGTATATAGATTCTTTTAACTCTACATCCAAACCTCTTGATGTATTCTTACCTTGTGATTGTATCTCTTTAAATCTACCTACATCAATACCTTGAGCATCAGCCATTTGTATTAACTCATCAACACTTTTACCTGATAAGGATCTATCAAAGTCTGTTGCTGTTTTAATCTTACCACTATCAACTAATAGCTTTTGTCTCATCAATGGTTTGTCTAACCAATAACCATTACTATCTATTCCGTTGTCTATGATTCTTTGTACATCATTACCATTAGAGTAAGGTGAGCTGTAAGGTTTAAGTATGTCTGATAGCTCGTTAATGTAATTACTTTCAACTGGAGCAACTTCAGGAACTCTTGTTGTATAAGCATCTGACTTATACGCATGGGTATTACCACTAGGAGAGATGAGTCCTTTATCTCCTATTAATCTAATATCACCAAAGCCTTGTAATGGTTGGTTTAATTTATTAATAGCAATAGAAGGTACTGGTAAACCACCTCTTCTTGCAATATCTTCTAATGACCCTTCTCTTAGATTATGCTGTACAAATAACTCATTGCCTGATTGTACGTTAGGTACATAAGCTGATTCACCTACCGATCTTGCTGGCTTGTTAAAATACTTAATTAAGTCAGTAACACCATCAGATACACTCTCTGCTATAACTCTCCTAGACATTACTAATGTTAGCTATCTTATCTACAGCTTGTATCATAGATTTAAGGTCATCAGTTGTGTTCTTGTCATCATTAGCCTGTGCTTTCTGTGCTATCTCAGCAGAATGTAACATTACATCAGCTTCTAACTTAGCTCTTTCTTGTTGTATCTTGAGTAACTCTTTAGCACTATCTAGCTCTTGTTGCTTCTGTTGCAATGCTAGCTCTTGTTGTTCCATCTGTACTTTAAACTGTAGCTCTTGCATCTTCAACTGCTGTGCTTGTGCATCTGTTTGTTGTTTCATCTGTGCCTTAGCTATCTCTGCCTTAGCAATCTCTTGTGATGCTTTTACCTCCGGTGGAGTCTTGTCTGCTTCTGCATCTGCTTGCATGACTTGAGCCATACCAGCTTCATCAATCTCTTTAATGAATTGTGCATCATCTTTGTAACCTGATGCGTTAATGAACTTACCTAACGTTTGTCTGTACTGCTTGATGTCTACTAATGGATTAGCTAAACCATACTGTTGTAATACTTGTTCTTGTTTGCCCATTATCATTTGTAGCATAGCAATCTTCTCATTAGCTGTGCCATTACCTAGCCCAACATTGATATTGACATTGTAAAGATTGTCCCACTCTCTAGGATCTATGTTCATAGGCTTACCATTGATAGCCATTGCACGAGGTTGGTCTTGGTACTTACATACCAAATGTAATATACCTTGCATTAAGCTCTTCACGCCTGTGTCTGCAAAGATACGAGCTATCAGCTCTAACTTACCTTGTGACTGTGCAGTCATTGTTGCAACTGCTGTAGCTGATACATTCTGCAAGACATTAGCATCTAAGCCTTGATTCATATCACTCACACCTGTTCTCTTAGCTTGTACTTGATCTAAGTATTCCAACATAGGAAATGATTGACCGGCACTAGAAGGTACTTGCATAGGCACAATAGCATTAGGATTCTTCATCCTGATAATGCCACCAGCAGTTGAGTTAAGTAAGTCATCCAAGTTTACTTGACCTTCTACTGCACCAACTCTACTGTTATTCGTTAAGTAAAGGTTATCAAGCATTTGTCGGGTTATGGTTGACTTAATGAATTGTAGTTCCATTGTTCTATCAGCCATAGACTGACCATAGAATGTATGAGGTATTGGGAAAGGACACAATGAGTAGAATGGTACATAGTCTATCTCTTCATCACTTAGTATTGTCTTACTTGCGTAACATATTCTGTGCTTCTTAGCTAAACCATCTTCATCACCTATATCTATGTAACATTCATAGTAAGCGATTAAGTCTTGGCTAGGGTCTGTGTTATTAACATCGTTAAGAGGATTGAACTCATAGCCATCTTCACCTAAGCCTACGTCATCATCTGTTGATAGCTCTGCTACTATATCTTTATCGTAACCCATAGCAACTAAGTCTGACCTTGTCATCATCTTTCTTTCTGCAACAAACCTTGCATCATCTATTGTGTCTGCATGTCTGTCTATCATAAACTCAGCACTGCTGACGTTCTCTATCTTAACCCTACTTGCATCTACTGTTTTCTTTAGCTTAACGTTAAAGGTGCTTGGCGCATTCTGTATTAAAGGCTCACCAGTCATAGGGTCTACACCTACCGGGATAGGATCACCCATAATCTCTTCTTGTTCTACTATCTCAACGCTAGGCTCTTGCATAAGCATACCTAATTCGTCTTGGCTTAGTCCAAAGTATTCTTCTTCATTAGCATCCTCTTTAACATCCCAAAATGCCTTAACAATTCCCACTTTGTTAACGAGACTTGACCAAAACCAGTTGTGCATAATAATCGCACCTGAGTTGTCTTTATTCCATATATGATTCACATAGGCTGTTACATTCTCTGCGACTGTAGCATCTCCATCGTTCTGAGGAGTAAACTCGACAATATCTGATTGAGCAAAACACTTGATTAGCTGGGGCAACGCTCCATCAACGGCTTCTGCCACTTCACGAGTAGTTACTGATGATTTACCAGCAACCTCGTTTCCGTAAGGTCTGCCTAGATAATAATCTGTAGCTCTCTGTACGTCACCATCAACCTCAGTGTAGGCGCTCTGTGAGTCATCTATATAGCTGTCTAGTAACGCTTTTAATTCTTCTTCAGTCATAATTTTGTTTTATTCTCTAAGTTATTGTTTGTTATGCACCTTATTGGTGCAAATAGTTAGTAATGCCTAGTAAATAGATTGTAAGTGCAGTAAAGTTCATAGCTATTAATGCTTTATCTTTCCACATAAATGATATGTATATCCATCCTAATGTAGGTATCACTGCAATGAATAGATTAGCTGGGTATATGTTAGCTGATGTTAGTATCATGCTTAATATGATAAGTAACGAGCTGATCCATTTGATTGTATTTAGCATAGTTTCTCCTATTGTTATTCTTAGGTAGGGCTACCCCTCACCTGTGTTTTTTTAATCGCTCTATGAGACAAAATATGCTCTTAAAACAGCAAAACCCTTATGAATAAAGGGAGTTAGGGTATTTGTTGTAAGTGTCTTGTAACGCAGTCATATCAAGTGATTCGGCTGATTTTTAAATCTAAAGGGTATTTAATTACATATACTGTGATTTATAACTTTCACCATCGTAGGTTGTTTCATATGGCTTACCCCAGTTAGTTCTCTTAATGCTACCTGATGTATCCATACCCATTGCTAAGTATCTGAAAGCATCAGCGCAGTGAGATGACCAATCATGTAGTGGTTTCTCTTGGTATACGTTAAGCTTCTCGTTAAAGACTCTACGATAGTTCCTAAGGCACTCAACACCAAACTTAGTGGTGTCTTTGTTAAACCATGTAGTGGGTAGCATCTTCCTTACTGCTAAAATACCATCTTCTACTGAGTGTTTAGGGCATATGTCTATGTTAAGACCAGCATCCGTTAGGAACTCATAACGACTCTTGCCTGTCTGTAGCTCTCTAACTTGTACATCATGAGGTAATATGTGGACATAATCCCGATACTTATTCTCGTCTAACCAAGCAATATAGTGGTCGAGACTCTGCCCGTGATTTTCATAATAATTCATTAACCTGACCTCACCTCCTATGGTCTCGCAGACCCAAATGGAGGTACTATCAGAAATTCCTAGATCCCATGCTGTAAATTTTTGTGTAGCTGATTCTGTTGGGATGTCTCTTATGTGATTTCTACCAGATATGTCTTTAATCATCTCACCATAATAAGAACCAACAATAGGTGAGTCAAATGAACATTCATACTCTTGGTTATAAGCATTAATACCCATTGACTTTTCTGCATCTTTTAATTCATCTTCTGCAATCAATCCTGTCTCTGATGCTTTAAACTCTAACAGATTCCAATTATCGTTAGCTTTATCATCTGCAAAATCTCTTAACTCTTTAAAGCTGTTTGCTCCTTTTGGAGTTCCTAAGAATAGCGCCCATCCTTTTCTATCTGATAGAGCTGGTCTTATAACCTCAGTAAATAGGTTTGGATGAATTTGTGCCACCTCGTCAATACAAACCCCATCAAGATAAATACCACGCAAACTGTCAGGATTGTCAGCGCCATAAAGACTAATGCGCCTACCCATAAAGTCAACACGAAGTTCAGCAACGTTTACTTTCGCCCCAAGCGGTCTCGTATATTCATCAAGGATAATCAATGCGAAACGCTTTTGCTTGATTATATGTCGGGAGCAATAAACGCGAACTGAGGGTTTTTCTTGCTCACATTTGAAGAGCGGAGTGTATAAGCTGATTGACTAAGCACACACAGTCTTACCCCATACGTCTGTGCGCCACAGCGACAGTCCAACTATTGCTTTGATACGGCTCTGTGAATTTCTTTTTGAGGTTCTCTAGGTCGTAACCAGTATCCAATACCTGTGTGTCATCATTCATCAATTCCTGTTTTGACAACGATTGTGAATGGGTTGGTCTGAGCTTCCTGTGATTTCTTGCTGTGCTTTTCCATCGATCCTATCTCCAAGTTCCTTAATTGCTGATATATCTCCATCTTCAGCTTTTCTGAATAGAGCTTCAGCTACGTTGTGTATTCTTTTGTAATCTTCTTGAACAGCCAGCTTCTTAACAACCTTACCCCATATCCTGTTGTCTTTACTGCTGTTTTGAATTTCCTTTTGGTGCGCCCATTATATTTCCTATGTTAAGTGGAGGGTTTTAAACTGCTTCAGGAGAAGGAAAGCAGTCCCTCCGAATTTAGTGAGGACTTGAAGTCGTCCTCTGAACCTTATTACCTATTTGCTACATACATTGTTACTTCAAAGCCAAATCTCATTTCTGTTACTTGAGGAGTTGTCCATGTGTTCATAGTGTTATCCTTTATAATCGTTAATGAATAACAAGATCAGATAGGAGCTTTTGCAGACTATCCTTGATGTCCCCTTCTACATCTAATGTATATTTATTAAGAAACCCTCAAACCCCTTGTAAACAAAGGGCTGTAGAGGATGTGTTTAGAATTAACAATTAAGTGATTTCACAGCTATTGCCAGTACAAGCCAATGTCTGACTGGCTTCTGTGTTATCGTCTTCTTCAATCAACTCTTCAAACTCAATTAACTGAGGTGTTTCTTTTAATGCCTTTCTAAATGTATCTTTATCTACTTCTTGATACGGAGCTTGCTGATAGCTATGGTCTGAGTGTGGTAAGAAACTAATCCCTGATATTTCATCAAAGTGTTTATATACCCACGCTCCAACTTCTAGCCATTCATGTTCTCTAACGTTAATCGTTACAGATGGTTTATGCTCGCACCAATATCTCTGATAGATTAGCCAAGTTTCAAGCTCTTCAATAGCACTTCTATCATCTCTTGTAATACTCCCTCTAGGACTTTTAATAGGAAATGAAAACACTGCGGTGCTATCAGGACGATATACCTCGTCTTCGACAGCCACTCCTTTGTTTTTGAGGAACTCGTAAAGAGAATCCTTCTTGTCAATTCTAACAGTCCGAATATAGTAATTACTATGTCGAGAATGAATCCCAGAGGCACTATCAACAAGTTGAGAAACAGTACCACTAGGCTTAACACAGGTAATAGAAGCAGACTCAGGAACTTCCAAGAGTTTGGCATACTTTTGATTTGTTTTTCTTGCTTCATCTCTCATCTCCTCTAAAAATTTAGGATCTGGATTAGCCATCATTTTGCTATCCATAATCCCTGTTAATGAAACACCTAGCAATCTTTCCTCAGTTGTATTCTTATGCCATTCAGCAGATAAGAATTGAAACTTATCTAAGGTTGATTGAAAAGTACCTAGTATGGTGGCTAACCTTACTTTTTCAAGTAATGATTCATGAGTATCTTCTGCACGCACTACTACCTCGGTCAGATTACAGAATTGCTTATCCCTCAAAATTATCTCGGAACATGGGTTCGTACCATAGTTTAATGTTTCATCACGCCTACCCCATTTGTTTGCTTGTTTCTGAGATGCTACCCTGTTAAAGATACCACGCTCGCCAGACTTAGACTTTACTAACGATAGCCATTCCTCCATGAATACTTCCATGTCAGGTTTCTCTGTATAAGCAACTGAGTTGTTGGCTAAACCTCTGTGTGGGTTCTCGTTATACCAAGCACCTATCTTAGCTTCTCTCATGCGTTTGTCTGTAAGATTAGATAGTGATATAAGAGCTGACCTTCTGACACCACCTACAACAACTATCTCACCAATCATGCAAGTGATGTCATGTACTTCTAATGATGTTAGCTTACGACCTCTAGCGTTAATGAATGTCTCAGTAACAAAGTCAAACAGTCTCTTTAGTGGTTCATGTCCTGATGCTCTACCACCAAATGTTTTAAGTCTAGCACCGGCTGGTCTAACACGAGAGTAGTCAATGGTCGGTATGTCACCTTCCCATAAACTAGATAGAAGTTTTTTAAACGCCTTCGCCCACCCAAGTTTGCTGTCGCCAACAACAATAGTATCATCACAAGGATTAATACTTTCTGGTATCTGTGGCAGTTTATCAATCTCTTGTCTTTCACAACTAAACCCTACTCCTGTTCCGTTCATTAGAATGTACAGCGCTTCTGAGAAAGCTCGTTTGTTGTTCATAGCTAGGTAACTACAGTTGTATGCAGATATGTTATCACGCTCACAGGCTTCGCCAGCAGTCATAAGCAATCTCATAGATGGCATTACTTCTAGCTTTAATACAGCATCATGTATCCTATCTATGTCTTTGCCTAGCTTTGGTTGATGTTTACGGATAAAGTCAGTCAGCCTAGTAACTGTCTCATCCCAATTTTCCCTACGTTTTAGTTCTGGTATGTATCTAGCGTAACGTGATACATGAATGAATCTTTGATAATTGTCCATTAGATCTCCTTTCGTTTATGATAAGTCAGATATATATGATTTATATCTTCCGTTCTTCTCTTTCTTCCATCCTTCTACAAGTAATACCCAATCTGCATCTCTTAGGTGTGGAGTGTATTCAGACTCTTCAATCTTTTTAATACGAGCATTAACATTAGAATATGAGGTAACTTGCACCGCATGGGTCTCGCCTGTAATTGATATGCCTAGTATGTCAAAGTTCCAAAGGTCTTGCCTTTTAAATGCGTGAGCGTTCCAACGTTCAACTACTTTTACTAGAACGTAGTCACCACTCTCTCTCATTCTTTTTAAAGTCCTTTGAGTGGGACTTACCTTAGCCATTAAGCATCTCCTATGTCATCAACAAATCTGTCAGGGTCATTGGTTTTAGGTAACTCATTACCATAGCCATCTTCCTTAATAACATCTTCTTTACGCTTTACAATGTCCTTCTTAACTTTTGCAAAGTCGTCTTCATTAGGATGTCCAGCAAATATAGCGTTCCATGCTTTCTCTAACTCTTCATCACTAATGTTTTGTGGTCTACGTCCGCTACCTTTACCCATCTTCATTCTCCTCTTCTAGTTCAAAAAAATAGCCATTGTACCCCATGACTGGTTCTGTTGCATCATACTCATTAGTTCCTTTATCCATTATTCCTCCACAAATTTAGGTTTTTGTACACCAACAAAACCACACGACTGTTTGTCGGTAGGTTCAAAGTCAAATGATGAATCACTGTTATGTCCTATCGGCATATAAAGGTACGCTTCTTGCTGACACATCATTATCTTAGCATCTGTACAGTTATCGTTATAATACTTCATAGCATGGTCGCAGTTGACAAAGTTACTAACGTAAACTAAATCATCATAACTGTCTGTATAACTAACAGCCATAACAAAACCACCTACACCTACCTTGCTACCTTTCTCATCTGCTATTAACGCTGAAGCAAACACACCATAAAAAGCTATGATTAGTGCCACTACTACAAGCTGTAATATAAATGTAGTCGATAGTGTTTTCCACTGCCTAAACCTTTTAAGCCTTCTTGCTTTCTCTGCCTTTTGTTTTATCTTCCATATCTTTATTCTTTCTTGCTCCCTTTTATAATTCATGAAAGCTTTATTTTTATATCCTAAATAAGCCATTTATATATCCTCCAATTCTATTAAAAGTTTAACAGTGTGTATTGCCTTGTATAAGTCTTCCACACCTCCCTTATCTTTATATCTGGTAATATACTTGATAGCATTACCTTGTAAATAACTTAACTTATTTTGTTCAGCATACACTGCTGGTTGTATTGCTAACTTGCTGTAATGGTCGCCACCTACCTGTTCTTTAAGTGGATTCTTTACTTCAAAATCAATCGATGTCAAAATTTAATTCCTCCTTCATTCGTTCATGTAATTCACGCTGAGTTCCATACCTTTCCTCCCACATCTTTTTACCTATTGTATGAATACCCATACGCCCTTGATGATGGTAATGACAAAGAGGTATCATCTCTTCATCCTTCATGCCTAGTCCAGTCTTATCTCTAATATGATGAATGTTACAAGGAGGTAAATCATCTACCCCTTCATACCACCTACACACTACACAACCAAACTCTACCATCTTTTGCATTTTAAGTTTGTCTGATTTTTTCATAACAAACAAGTATTATTAAACATAATAGCTCCTCCTTTAGTTCCAAAATATCCATTGTATATAATATAGTTTACTTTTCTTTTAGCAAACCAAGGTCGTGATTTATTCCTAGATTCTGACATCTTGTAAACACCACCCCTACTACTTCTTTGGACATTTTCTGTGTTAGTTAATAACTGTAAATTTTCTAACCTATTATCAGTTTTGTTTCCGTTAATATGGTCAATAAACTTACCTTCAGGTATTGCACCATAATGCTCTTCCCAAATTACTCTGTGTAATAACCCCATAGGATTATTCCTAAGATACCCTTTAGGGGTTATAGAGTATTTTCTGCCTTTGTACATTTCAAACACTATACAATCTTCCCAATCCACTTACCATTTTTAATTACTAGCGGGTGAATCCTAGGTTGCCCATCTACAATCACTAATGAAGACATAATAAATCTGTCTTTAAAGTTGCGAGAATAGGAGAACGCTAGTGAGTCTTGGTTAGTTAAACATCCCTGTCTGTGCGCCCCATACTAATTTATCAGGGTTACTAAAGTATTGGATACTAGCTTTACTATGGTAATGTCCCTGAACTGTGTGCATACCATACTTCTGAGCTACACTTAATACATTAGCTGACATTCCATGAGTAAAGAAACACCTAGATCCATCGTTAAGAGTAATAGTTAAGTCTTGCACCCACTTCCAACCTTTACCTACACCTAAGAACTCGTTGTAGTGTTTGAGATAAGCTTTAGGTAATCCATACTTTAAAGCTCGTCTATACACTAACGATGAATGATTAGAATCAACCAATGTCATGTCAGGGAATATCTTTTCTAATTCCTTAACGTGAACCTTAGACATTTTTAACTCATCACCAGCAGATGGTAGGTCTGGGTCAGAGTCGTGCATACTAATAGCGTGTTGATCTAACTCATCACCTATGTTTACTACTAGGTCAAATCCTTTATACTTTTTCTTTAAGGCTCTAAGAAATGCCATAGAGTCTTTGTGATGATATGGAATGTGCATATCACCTATTACCATTACACGTTTATACTGCATCTGTATCCTCCTTATATTTGTTTATACGAGTTCCTATCCATTTCATTACAGGCACTGCCATACTATTACCCATTGCTTTATATCTAGGGCTATCAGGACAATTCTCTTTAATGTTGGTGTAGTTATCAGGAAATCCCTGTAACCTTTCACACTCAACAGGTGTTAATCGTCTTACACGAGGATGTTGATATAGATGTTGATCTTGAGTTGCAGATATAGTGTAAGTCTTTTCATCTTGCCCTAAGTATCCTTTCCCTCCACCCTCACAACCACCTCGTATCTTAAAGGTGTGTGCTACATGATTAAATACAGGAATATGCCCTCCACCTGTACCCATAGCACTTGTCAAGGTTGGTGATTGGTTTTCTGCAATAGCAGAGTTTGGATGCTGACCACCTAATACAAAAGTCTCACTTCCTCCACCTAAGACCCCTCCACTTGCTTTGGTTGTTCCTCCAACGTTTGATTTGTTGTATGCTCCAAAGCCACCCTCAATGTATCCGGTAGAGTCCTCCCTCGCCTTTTTGCTCTTTTTAGGATGCCACTGCAAGCTTTCGGACTCAAATAATACTTCTGAGGTAGGCTTCCAGTCTCCAAGATGTCCGACAACAAAGACTCTTCTACGTCTTTGGGGGACTCCAAAGTTTTGAGCATCAAGCACCCTGTAGGATGCACCATACCCGAGTTCAGCCACCGCCCCGAGGAATGAACCAAAGTCTCGTCCTTTGTTACTACTGAGGACACCCGGCACGTTTTCCCAAATGAACCACTTGGGTCTAAACTTATCAAGAATTGCACAAAATGTGAGGGCAAGATTCCCTCTTGGGTCTTCCATTCCTTTTCTGAGTCCAGCGACTGAGAATGATTGACATGGTGTTCCCCCAACGACAAGGTCAACTGATCTTTTTCCAAAATTCCACTCCTTATATTTAGTCATATCCCCTAAGTTTGGCACATTGGGATAATGGTGATTTAATACTTCTGATGGAAACTTCTCTATCTCACTAAAGCCTAGAGGATTCCAACCTAATCCTTTCCATGCTACAGATGCAGATTCAACACCACTGCATACAGATAAATAATTCATATGTTCTCCTAATAACCATATTGTGATACATCTAATGTAAATCCTAAACTGACTGCAAACCTTTCTACTTTTTCTAAATACTCTACAAACTCTTTAATCGTTAGTTTAGATGTAGATGGAATTACTACCATCTCATCTCCCAACATTTCCTGTTTATAGCTAAGGAACTTATATTTAAGTAGCTCGTGCATCTCACCTTCATCATACCCAAGGAAAGAACCAAGCTCACCTATTAACGCCCAATACTTTTTGTTCTGCTGAGTGCTTCTATTAAAAGCAAACGGCTTTACTTCAATTTCCCATGCGCTAGATAAGTCTAACTCACCAATCTGCTTTCTTACGTTCTCCAACTCCTCTTCGGATGTCACTTTGTATCTTTTCATAGCCTTTGCTCCTGTAAATTTTACCTTCTTTAGAGGTTGCTTTAAACTCAACCTCATCCCCAAATGTTTTCTTTACTTCTTTGATAAAGTCTTTAATCATCATTACCAAGTCTCCGTATATTCTAATGTTTTAGGCTTATAACCAAAACCCCACTTAGTCTCAGTTCCTTGCCCATGCCTTTGCTTAAGTAAGTAAACAGAACATGGTGATTGACTCATAACTTTCTCATCAATACCACCTTCAGCTAACTCTCTCTCACGTTTTTTGTTTCTATGGACAGATAATACATTATCAACTAAGTTAGTTATATCCGAGCTACCTGATACATCAAACTTACTACTGCCATCATCTTCTGATGCTGTCTTTCTACTATGAGCAACTAAGAATATATGAATACCTAAGTCTCTAGCAGATACACACAAACTGTTTACAAACTCTTTTTGCCTAGCGTAATCTTCTGATGGTATTCCACACTTCATAAGTGAGTCAATAATCATAAGCTTAACACCAAGTTTTTCAGCGCAATAGTAAATTACCTCTAGCACTTTTTTTGCAGAAGTTTCACCTTGTGGGTCATACATATACAGTCTTTTTTCTAGCTTATTTATAAAGTCTGCAATATAGTCATCGTTAGGCATTGCTTCACCTGTCTGTTGACACATCCTCGATAATGTAGTTTTTGCCAGCATTTCAAACGAAGCTATCATACTTTTCTGTTGTTGCAACAGATGCAACATTACATAGTTGAGCCATGCTGACTTACCATGACCTGAATAACCAGTTACTAAAGTTACTTCACCCTCCCTTACTCTAAAATCAGTATGCGTTTTATGGAATGGTAAAGCCAATCCACTTGTTAAGTCTTCATTAAAATGTTTTATTACTTCTTCAGTATAATCAGAAGGACTCTTAATTTTAAGATGTTCTGAGTTATCTCTACTATCCATATAACCAGAAACTTCTTTATCAGTTATAAGTATATCTTCTAACGTTTGTGCAACCATATATCCTCCTGTGTTGGTGGAGCTGTGCGGTAACGCTCCGCAGTCTTAATCCCTAATTTAATTTTAAGATTAATCGATACTTTATCAGCCCCTATTTTGTTTTAGCGTAAGCATCTCTAACGTTGCCTACAGCTTTTAATAATCTATCATGATCCTCATCATTAAGAGGTTTACCTTTTCGTATATCTGCACTTGCTAAACCTATGATTAATACTTCGTCTCTTATTGCTTTCAAAACTGCAAAAGGATTAAACTTATACTTTTCAGCTTGATAAAGTTTTTCCTCATTCATAATATCTTTCCAGTCTAAACCAACTGATTCTAAAATAGACTTAACATCACAACCAGCAAAACAGTTTAGAAGTATCCTGTCTCCATCTCCTTGCTTAATTCCTAGTGATGCACTCTTATCTTCATGAGCTGGGCAACGACATGAATACTGTCCATTGCCCGTTTCACGAACTCCATCAAAGTGGTTCAAGACCTCTTGGATTAGAATGGTACGTCAGATCCTTCTACTGATGCGTTGTTCGTACTAGAATTATCTTGTGGCTCTGATATTCTTCCACTCAAAAATTTCATTCCGCTCTTTGACTCTCTTATCCAGCAAGCCATCCGCATTTCTTTACCACCTTCTAGTGTAATGTTTCCTGTGTAATCAGGTCTTGCTTCATTATCACCCTTGTCGTTTTTAAATAGTGCGAATGAGTTAGTGTTATCATACTGTTCAGCCATCTTTATTACCTCCTTTTTTAATTTTAGTTATTAAGTCTTCTACCTCTATATCAAATTGCCTTACTGCATCTTCAATTTCAAGTATCATAATATTATCTCTCAAGACCTTAACAACCTTGAGTCTAAGCTCAGGAGGAAAGTCTGGATGATAACTAGCAAAGTAAGCGTAGTCAGATTCTGTACAAGCCATTTGCCACTGTACTTGATATTCATAGTTCTTTGGCATAGTCTCTGATAAAAGATTTTTAGCGTGAGTAACATGAGTTGGACATTTAATCTCCAACACTGCATTTTCACCCCTAATCAATCCATCAGGACTTGCACTTGTATTTACAATTTCAGGATGGTCATGCGACCCTGATAATGCCACTTCTTTTCCTGTCATTGCTTCAAACAAAGTGCGGGCATCAGGCTCACGCTCAACGCCATCGTGCATAGCTTGGTTCATGAAATTAGGACTGGCAGATTTACCAGTTATCCTTTCAATAGCAAGCTCCATTCTGAGTCTAGTTTTATATGTTGACTCGCCATATTTAGTTTTCTTCATTAGATCAGATAATTTACTCGCAGTAATTTTTCCCATCCTAACTTTAAACCACTCATCCGACCCTTGTATTAACTCTTCATTACTCATAAAAAGTCCTCCTGTTGTTTAACTGCATTACCTACTTCCTCGGCTGATGCTATGCTTGCATCTATACCAATTCCGTAAACTCCTAATGCTCTTCCAATAGCAGATGTCTCACAGTTCTCAATGTAAGATGTCTTGTTGATAAATGAGCTTGCTTCTTTTTCATAAGCATGACCCGTTGCTACTAAAACACCCTCAACCATAACCTTAGCTTGGAACATTACCTGTCCATCTGCATTAGCCATAATCTGAGTAAGAATTTGTCCGTTAGGATGTTGCTTCCTAAACTCTTTAATTCTTTCGTTAACCATGATGTACTGCTTACCTTTTATATCTACTGATTTCATTACGCATTCTCCTTTATATAATTGTGAATTAATTTTGTTTGCTCTTCTCTTGGTTTGGCATAAAAGCTACTATCTTTTTTAGCTATTATATTACCAATACTCACCATTCTCATTGCTCTATCGTGAGGAGTTTCTTCCTTTTCTACCTTCCAATACTTGCCTTGAGTATCTCTAAGTAAAGTATCTAATTGTGGATAGTATTGTGGTTGACAATCAAACCCTTTAACCACTTCCATTATTCTTTTAAAGGTCATTCTTTTGTCGTCTTGTAATTGCTTACAGTACAAAGCTAACCCTTCCTTTCTAGCCACTCTTCTTTTAGATGGGTAAGCATCATGTATCTGATTATACTCATCTATCCTTTTATCTGAGCTAATCATCTTTTGTAAGCTAGTTGTTTTACCACCCTTACTAGATGTATCTTTATGTTGGTTGGTATTTTGTAGGTCAGAAGTAACTCTTGTATTAGAGTAGTTCTCATCTCCATCAACATCAAAAAATTCAAACAACACACTTCTATAAGTTTCTATAGGAATATCTTTATTTGCTTTATACACCTTACCTAACGATTCGTTAGTAAGTGTACCTCTTTGTCTGTGTGCTTCCCAAATCAACGTTAGGTAAGCATACTTTTCAAGTACATCTAAATGCAATGTATCTACTATAAACTCATTGATTACATGGTTATAGTAAAATGGTTTTTCATTAATTCTTTTCTTCATAGTTCCTCCGTTTAGTTAGTATTCTTTTTCTTTTTCTTTTTCTATTTCTTTTTCTTTTTCTGCTTAAAAAGCAGAAACCCTTACTACTGCTTAGTTCTGTTCTGAATGTCAACCTTGTCTAAGACCCAAGATGAGACAATCTTTTCATGCTCTTCAGACATTAAAAACATTGCAGTTGAGATCCCTAATGTATCAATAAGTAACTCAAACTGACTTAATGTTTCGTGTGTCCACATCATTTCCTCTTCGTCTTTAGGTTGACGTGTTCCATCCTCGTCTTGCCAATCGACATCTAATTCATCTGTCATATTTATTTCCTCCTCTACATCTAATGTATATTTTTAAAATAGTAAATACTATCCTTTTAAGTGCTTGATTACTATATTATAATTTACAGCAAGCAAACACTTTTTAGAATTGGATTTTACCCTTAATAACACCCAGTGTTAGTGCAGATAATTAACTCATCATCATAAATAAAAGTTGGCGAGCCATCATCTTTAGGCTTAACAAAATACTCAATTTCAGTACCATCGCTATCACCTTTAATAACATATCCAGACTCTTCAGCTCCGTATATATTTACTAACGATCCATCATCTTTCCAGATACTTTCCATGTCGTCTGCTTTAGCTCTTTCAATCATAAGCCAGCAAAATACAAATAGTATTACTACCATAGTTAGTGCGTGTATTGGTGTTTTTTTCATTCTTCTCCTCCTTCATCTCCGTTATAATTAGAATCCCTAATTGGGGTTCTGCCTTGTGCTTTGTAGCCATACAACTCGTCACCTACAACATGCTCTAATTGGTCTCCGTAAAAATACACTGGGTCGCTAACCCACTTCTTAGTTTTAGAGTCCTGTTTAGCGCCATTCCAACTTTCATCCTTACCTTTATGCGCCCCGTTCATTATTTCACTTTCTTGAACTATGCGATAAGCTTCCCATATTCTAGCAACAACCTTACTTCTTTGTCTTTCTTGTTGAGCTAGTAAACTAGGTCTGTTGTCAGGATATTGCTTTCCATTTACAGTTTGTGTGTGTTGATAATTTATAGCTTTTTCAGCAAGATTAGCAATACGCTCTAAACTGACATGAGCTGGTCTATTTTTTCTTGTTAAATAAGAAGCATATTCCTCAGCTCTAATGGCGTAACCATCTAGCTTACCATGCGCTTTATTCGCTCTTTTATAACTCATAATACCTCCTAATATTTATTGTTAGTAAAGACTTCAACACCATCCTCAAAGGTTTTAGATCCAAAGGACAGATCTCCATCTATTTCCTTAACTTCACTATTAACATATGTTTCATTGTTACTATCGTTAAGCCAAGACCCATAATATAACTTCTCATCTAACGATAGACTTTTAATTAACTCAGTCTTACGTTTAGGTGTTAAGTATATGTTCTTCATCTTTAGTTCTTCTAGTGCTGTTATCATTATTCTTCCTCCCATTCAGGTTCATTATCCCAGTCTGTATAATTCCAGTCTTCAGAGTTATACGCTTTGATATGGTCAAGCCTACTTTCTTCAGGCATTGTTTCAACTAAGTGGTAAGCTAAACCTTCTAGCTCCATTGCATTATGATATGGAATGTTGTCCTTAGTCCAGTCTGTTTCTTTTAGCTCTACTACTGTCCTCTTGCTTATCTCGCCTGTTTCTATTATTTCTGCTACTGCAATGTTAAGTGTTGTCATTACTATTTCTCCTTTATTGTTATTGTATAAGTAATACCTTGATAGCTAGTCCACGGAATGTCAAGATACTGACCAGCTTGTTGTATGGCATCCATCTTTTTCTTAAACATCCTGTCCGTGTAATTTGCTAACGTTGGGTAAGGTGCAAAAGGTGGGTTCTTGTATCTACCCATCATGCTCTGACCTTTACGCTTATCTACTAGCAATCTAATACGATCATCTATTGGTTTTTCTAGCCAGTTAGTAGCTTGATAACCATGATAAGTGTAAGTTGTGTTGTCGTAGGGATCGGTGTTAACCAACCCCCAATCAACAACTTTCTTTTTGGTGAAATACTTACGTTCAGCATTGCACCAATCAAAACTACTATCTAACTCCATAGGCTTTCTCCAATTTTATTATTGTAGACTTCTGCTTTTCTACAGCTTTGAGAAAGGCATCATTAATCTTATTCATTTCAACAATAAGACTTTTGCTTCCTTTAACTTTTTGCCTAACTAGCAACTCCACATAGTTCTTCATTAAAGATGCTAATGAATTGTAGTTCTTAGTTTCTTGCCAACCAACATTTCCAGTTTCTGGATCAGGCATACGTTCTTCAATAACCCAAGCATATCTGTTAGCTGTAATTCTAGTGTTGCTATTTATTTTTATGTACATTTTGCATCTCCTCGTAATGTTTATCAAGTCGAGAGTTAATCTCTCTATCCATACCTCTAAATTCATATTTAGGTATTTCTTGCAATGTATCTGGCGCTAAACCAGCCATAACATCTATTGCTCTTGCCAACCTATCATTACAACCTCGATAATGATTTGCTGTTAACTGCCGTTTGTATTTAGCCATCTATAATCTCCTTTTCAAAATACTTCTTAACGATTGGATAAACCATAGACATCTTAATGCTAGAGCTTATCCCCCTTGCTTTTAAATAAGACATTGCTTTTAAAACTCCATTTGGACTTGGAGTTGCTAAGTAAGTCTTACCATTACCCGTTAGAGTAAAAACTCTATTAGGTGTTGCTTCTAAATCTTTTCTGTATTCCCATGTCATGTATTTCATATACTACCTCCTTTATTATATGTGCGTAATTGATTAACCCCAAAATGAATCAGAGCTTCTGTTGTTTTTAGATATATTCCATGATGCTGGAACTACCTCTAAATTATCTACCGCATTTGTTCCGCCTTTTGACAACGGAATAACATGGTCGATATGCCAATCATACCCAAATAATGCTGTTGCGTTATCACGAATCACTACTAAGTTAGTGTAGTTTTCTTTTTCTGCTCCAGTCATTATTGCTTCAGCGTTTAGTTTTAGTAAGCGCCTTTTTGCGCACAAAACCGCTACTTTTTCTTTGTTTGCTTCTTTATACTTTTTATTTGTAGCATATTTCTTTTCTTTATTAGCTAAATTATAAGCTTTCTTTTGAGCAGATATTTGTGCTTTATTTGCTTCTCTGTAAGCTTTAGCTTTTTTAGCGTAATCTTCTTTATTTTTCTGATAGTGCTTACTTTTTTGGTTCTTTATTGATTCTACATTTGCTTCTCTATACTTTTTATCGTGCTTTGCTTTTTGCTCTTTATTTGCTTCACGATAAGCTTTGTTATAAGCTTTCTTTTCTTCTACTGTCATAACCATAATGTCCTCCTCAGAACAGTGCTTCACCACATTGTAGTAAAGCTTTCTTGTAAATGTCTCGTTGAGTCTGTGGCTTAACACCAGTTGACTTAACAGTTAAATTATTACGCTCGCAATAATGACGAGCTTCTCTTAAAGATAGAAACTTGCGTACTGCCCAGTCTCCATCCATTGCAACGTAAAGCCATTGTC